ATGGAACAGAAACTAAATGAAAAACTAGCTATAATTCAAACAGAATTAAAAGTTAAAAAATCACAATATAATTCTTTTGGCAAATACTATTTTCGCAGAGCAGAAGATATACTAGAAGCCATTAAACCTTTTCTAGTAACTTATGGTGTATCTGTAAGGCTCAAAGAAAGATTAGTAGACACAAACATCATTGAATCAACTGCAATCATTACAGATGGCTTAATGAAGTTAAAAGCTACAGCTTTAGTTGGTGTTGAGGTAAATCAGAAAGGTATGCAGATGCCTCAAAAGTATGGAGCTGCCTCCAGTTATGGTAAGAAGTATGCACTCGGTAATTTATTCTTAATAGATGACACACAGGATTCAGATGCTACTAACAATCATAGCAAAACAAGCGGAACTTTAAAGCCAGTTAAAAAAGAATTGACAAAAGATCAAATACCTACAGCTTTATCTTATCTTAACGATGGAAACACAATTGAAGGGTTAAAGAAATATTATACGATAACTAACGAGGTAGAAACCTCACTTTTAAATCAAATCAAATGAGTACATTAATAAGCGCATCAATCAGGGTAGACAAGCTCCCAAAAGAAAAATTTGTAAAAGGAAAAGATGGAGCGGTATATTATAACCTAACCATAGCGGTACAGGATGACACGAGATATGGAAACAATGTCGGTCTAATGGATGCACAAACTAAAGAAGAGAGAGATGCCAAGAAGCCTAAAAATTATATAGGCAATGGGAAAGTCTTTTGGACAGATGGTAATATTGCTCTAGCAGAGAGAGAAGATGAAGTAAAAGTTCCTGCAGCGGTAGAAGAAGATTTACCATTTTAATAAGGGGGGCTTAACAGCCCTCTTTTTTTTTATATTCACGCATTAAACAAAGACAATGCAATTAAGACTGACTGACCAAGAACAAACCGAATATGTTATTATGCAATCTATAGTTGAAGATTGTTATATTGACACAAAAGAAACAATAGGATATCCCCCAGTAGCTATATCATTTGGTGAAATGTTAATTAAGTCTAAACTGGGTGACGAGTTATTACCAATACCAATTGGAACTTATGGGAACTTCAGTTTTATCCAAGCCCCCCCAAAGACCAAGAAGACATTTTTTATATCATTACTGGTATCTGCTTACTTAGGCGGAACAAATCATTTCTCTGGAGATATAAGAGGGCATAGAAAAGGTAAAGGAGTTTTACACATAGACACAGAACAGGGGAAATGGCATTGCCAAAGAGTATTTAAGCGCACATTAGATATGTCTGGGATAGGAGACAATAAAGACTACCATCCTTTTTCACTAAGAACTGTTGGATATAAAGAAAGAATTAAGTTTATTGATTATTGTTTACATCAAAAATATGAGGACATAGGGCTTTTGATTATTGATGGCGTTGCAGATATGGTTTCAGATGTCAACAATCTTCAAGAATGCAATTTGATGGTGCAAAAGATTATGGAATGGTCTGCGAACTTTAATTTGCATATAGCTGTAGTAATACATTCAAACTTTGGTACTGACAAACCTACTGGTCATCTTGGTTCTTTATTAGAAAAGAAAACAGAGACACAAATCCAGTTAGAAGCAAACACAGTTAACAAAGAATGGGTGACTGTAAAATGCAAAAGAAGCAGGAATTTTTCATTTGACACTTTTAGCTTTAGTGTAAATGAGATTGGTTATCCTTATATTGTCAATAATTTATATGATCCACTAGAATAATGATAGAAGAAACGATAAACAAACTATTCAAAAAACATAAAACTTGGATAGAAATTGTTATGTCGTTTGGTTGTAATAAAGTTGTTGCAGAGGACTTAGTACAGGAAATGTATATAAGGATTCAATTGAAACTAGAAAAGGGCTTAGACATCAGCTATGTGGATGATGAGATAAATTACTACTATATATTTAAAACCTTACGTTCCTTATTTATTGATTTAAAAAGAAAAGGAAAAAATATTAAATTCCAAGAAATCAAAGATTCTGACGTTATATCTTATGATGCTTATTTTGATCCAGCTTATAATGATGTAAAAAAAGTTTTAGATAAATTATTTTGGTACGACAAAAAAGTCTTTGACATTATAAATTCAGGAGAAAAGATTGCACACCTTTCAAGAAAAACAGGAATACCATATTATTCACTTTATAACACATATCACAAAGTAAAACAAAAACTTAAACAAATACTATGAGACAATTTGTTCCAATAAAAAAAAACAAAAAAACAAATAAACAAAAAGCTATTTGTAAAATACAAAGAGAAAGAATGCTTGAAGAACAAACAGAAAGAAGATATAAAAGGAATGGTGTGTTGATTACAAACAAAAAAAAATAATTATGAGATTAGGAGATTTAATATATTACATTACGAAATACACAGGCATAAAATACCTTGTAGATAAATATCACGAATATCAAGGGACAAAATGCAAATGTGATGAAAGAAGAAAAAAGCTAAACAAAATAAAAATATCAAGAAAATGATACAATTCGATGAAGAAGATTATAAGAAATGGGGAATATTTCGCAAGTCAAAACGAGTCACGCTCACATCAAGGGAATTTGAAATGGTTTGTCAGCTCCACGCACTCTATAAAAAGCACAATTATTTCCGCCCCTGCACTTGTTCACCAAAAAAAATAAAGAGCTGGATTACAGACCTTAATGCCATTTGGAAAAATGGGACTGAAAGAGATTAATAAATTAGAACAAGCAGTTGTTGCTACTTTAAATCTAGATGGTTGGAATTTAGAATGGACTGGTAAGGGATACTTACCTTATGATGCTAAGGGGAAAACCCCAAAAGAAAAAGATTGTGTCATAGAGATGAAGTTCCGCACAAAGTATTATGAAGATAAGATGCTTGAGAAAGACAAGTACGAATCTTTAATGAATCTTGATGAAAACATACTCAAGTTTTACTTTGTAAATGATCCCAAAGGAAATTTTATGTACTGGCTTAATACTCTTGAGCTTTCAAAAACAGTTCAGATGTATTGCCCCGATACTACTATGTGGACAAAGAAAAGACTTCTCAAAGATGTTTACTTGTTAGAAGAGAATCAAGCAACAATTATCAACGTCAATAAATTAAATTAGTATTTGTCAACATTTTTGTGTATATTAGCAAAGTAATACTAATAAAGGTATTATTTAAATCTAACCAAAATGGAAACTTCAACATTTAGAACAAGAACTTTACAAGATGGAATAATTGTTCCACAAAAAGTATGGATTACCTTTTCTCATAATTCAGGATGGCTACCTTTAGAAGACTGGGATGGAAACCAATTATTTTGGGTGTTAAACGAAAAAGGCAACTTACATCCTTCAATTAAACAAATGGCAAAAGAAAAATTTCCAGACACTTCTTGGGGATTGTCTTTTTGTGAACAGAAAAATAGGAATAATTGTGTTATTGATAATCTTTAAAAATAAATAAAATGAATAAGCAAGATAGAATTGACGAGCTAGAAGAAAAGCTAGACAAAGCATTAAAACATACTTATGTGTATGACACTCATACTTTGCATTGTGCAGATGGTGAGCTTTATATAGGTTATGGTGAAGATAGAAGTCTAGTGATTAATATAGATACTATTTATAACGATTTACCTTTTCTTATTTCTCAAGTTTGTAAAGAACAAAAGAAGAATCAAGATGACACTTTAGAGAGAATAAAAAATTCATTAGATGGATTACTTTGAAGGTGTTTTATTTGGAGTAGGTATGTCTTTAATTGTATTCGTTTGGATGGTGGATTATAACGAAAGGAAAAAATGATACTATTAGTAGATGCAGACTCTTTAATATTTGCCAGTTGTTTAAAGAAAAAAGAAACACCTATTGATCCTCCTTTTTATACTTACATTGAAGATTGTAAATCTAAATTTGATGAACAGTTTATGAAAATCGTAAACGACTTAGAAGAGAAATATAATATTGAAAAAGTTCTAGTTTTTAATGGAAGTAGGGGAAACTTCAGAAAAGTTTTGACAAGAAAATACAAAGCCAACAGAAAAAAAATAGAAATACCTCCTTTGTTAAATGATATGCATCAATACGTTTTTGATAATTACAAAGGAATTAGAGGTTATGGAGTAGAGACTGACGATATGGTTGCAAGGCATTGGCATAAGCTATCTCAACAAATAGGTAGGGATAACGTAATGATTGTATCCATAGATAAAGATTATAAGCAGTTCCCTTGTCTTATGTACAATTATCATTATAAACATAAAGCAATACTTGATATAAGCGAACAGGAGGCTTTATATAACTTCTACGAACAAATGATAGCAGGGGACTCTGCGGACAACGTAAATTATTTTAAAGGCAAAGGAAAAGCATTTGCAAAGAAGTATTATCTTGGCTGTCATACAAAATATCAATACACTAGAAAATTATACGAATTGTTTCAAGAAGAATATAAAAGCAAAGCAAGACAAAGATATTCAGAATGTTTTCTATTATTAAAATTAAGGACAAACTAAAATGAACAAAAATTTAAGCCCAATAGAATTAGCAAATAAATTAAAAGATATTACTGGCATAAATGTATTTGAAAATACAAGACGTCAAAAAGTTATTGAAATTAGATATTTGCTTTGTTACCTTTTGAGGGAAAAACTAAATATGAGATGGACAAGAATTGCAGATTTTTTTAAAGAAAATGGAAAAGACTTAGATCATTCTACAGTTATACACGCTGTAAAAACATATCCATATCATAAAAAAGCCAACAAAGAGCTTATTGAGTTAGAAGGTTATTTTACATTTAAACAAGATTTACCAATTGATCAAATTAATAGGCTCTCCTATTTAGAGGATAAATATAACAAACTAGAATATATGCTAGAAAATCCTCTTGTAAAAATGGTTTACAAAATACCTGAAAAAAGACACGAAGAAGCAATAATGCACATAAGTAATGTCATAAAAAGTTTTGAATGGAAATACAATGATAAAAAAATTGTTTAAAAAAAGCGTTATATAGTTATGATTGAGAAAATTAACATCAATAAAATATTTAGCAATCCAGTTAATCCAAGGTTAATAAAAGACAACAAGTTTAAGAAGCTAGTCAAAAGTATTGAAGAGTTTCCTGAAATGTTAAAGCTGAGACCTATTATTGTAAATGAAGAATATGGAATACTTGGCGGCAATATGCGTTACAAGGCTTGCAAAGAGCTAGGTCTAAAAGATGTCTGGATAATAAAAGCTGAAAATCTTACAGACAAACAAAAAGAACAATTTGTTATCAAAGACAATTTAAGTTTTGGAGAATGGGATTGGGAAATTTTAGCAAATCAATGGGATGCGATAACTCTTGACGACTGGGGACTTCCAATAAGATTTGGTGAAAATGATTTTTTTGATGTTGAAGAACAAAAAAACATTGAAAATAAAAAACCATCACTTAGTGATGATGACTATTCTTCTTTTGAATGCATTATGTTACACGATAACAAACTAAGGTTAATTGAAGGAATCAATAGAGCTAAAACAAAATTTGGAGTAGAGAAAACAGAGGATGCTCTTATTGGTATAATAAATAAATTTTTATATGATGATTGAAAATAATAGTTTCATATACTTTGAAAGCAAAAACGAAGGTCTTTTATTTGACGATTCATATCACGAGAAATATCCCATTCGTTATTACAATGTAGTTGATGGAAAAAACTTTCAAGCGAATAGAGATTGTTCTTATTATTGTTTTATTTATGATGGGCAAACCCACATAACATTAAACAGCCTTACTCATAATATATGCACAAATATGTATTTTTCTTTTTCTGGTCAAGCTATAATAGAAGGCAAAGGGAAAATAATTATAATTGAAGTATTGCATACCAAAGGCATTTATCCTGATAACAATTATTCAGCTATGAATATGTTTGGTGGACCACTTGAAAAAGAAGGAAGGTTAAAATATATTGATGGATGTACTGATTCTTTACTTATCCCTCCAGTTAAGATGGGAGATCCTTGTTTTAATCATTTACATTTCCCAGCAAATATTGACCAAACACAACACACCCACCCATCAAATAGAATTGGTATGGTTACAAAAGGAAATGGAGAGTGCGTTACTCCTTTTGGTACGTTGCCTTTATTTAAGGGAATGATATTTCTAATTAAAGAATGGGATGGTAAATCATTTGCAAAGGGAGAAGATGGTAAAACATATCCCACAGGAACACACGCCTTTAAAACTTTTGAAAAGGAAGGTATGGATGTAGTAGCATTTCATCCAGATAGTGATTTTGGTGCAACAGATCAAATTCACCCTATGATAAACAGAACTATAGTAAATGGAGTTAGTGCGAGCAAGATTGATTCAATAAGAACTAAGTAATGTCAAGAGCAAGAAAAAAAGAATACATTGACACAAATGTTTATGAAGAGTCTTTAAATAGAATTAGATATTTATTTGATGCTTTTGATAATATTGTTGTTAATTTTTCTGCAGGGAAAGACAGTACAGTTGTATTAAATCTAGCTATTATTGTTTCAAAAGAAAAAAATAAAAAAATAACAGTCAACTTTTTTGACGAAGAAGCAATACATCCCCCAACAATAGAATATGCTAGAAGAATATCATTGATTCCTACAATTAATTTTAAATGGTATTGTCTAGAGTTTAAACATAGAAACGCTTGTTCAAATGAAGAGCCTTTTTGGTATTGCTGGGATAAAAATAAATCTGATTTATGGGTGCGTGATTTGCCAAAAGAAGGAATAACAAAGCACGCCAAGTTTAAAAAAGAAATGAGCTTTCAAGAATTTAGTTCTTTGATGCCAAATAAAGAAGATGGATTGACAGCTATATTGACAGGCGTTAGAACTCAAGAAAGTTTTAGGAGAATGAAAGCAGTTTCTACTAAAAAAAATGATAACTATATTGCAAGGGAAGGTCACGTAGCACATTGTCATCCCATCTATGATTGGTCAAGTGAAGACGTTTGGCTTGCGGTTCACAAATTCAAATGGGATTATAACACTACTTATGACGTTTTTAATCAAACTAGATTATATAATAAATTTCTAGGTCAAAGAGTTTGTCCTCCTTTTGGCGAAGAGCCATTGAGAGGTCTTTGGATATACGCTGAATGTTTTCCTGAAATGTGGGTTAAAATGTTGGCTAGGGTTAAAGGAGTCGCTACTGCTTGGCGATACGCAAATACTGAACTTTATGGAGTAGGTAAAAAAAGCAAACCAGAAAACTTAACTTATAATGAATGGGCTGAGGTAATATTAGAAAGCTATGATACTGTTGATGTTAATACAATCAAAAAAAATCTTAATAGTTTAATAAAAAGACACTATGATAAAACTGACGATATAATTCCTGACGAAGAAGTGCATCCATTGACAGGAACTTCTTGGGCTTTTATCTGCAAAATATCTATTAAAGGTGATTTTAAAGGAAGAACAGGACCAGCCTTAGAAGGTAATGCAATTAATGCTCAAAAGAAATTAGGTATAAATTCATTTGATGAAGCGGTTATGCGTTTTGGAAGTGAAAAATATAAAAACAAAAGATTTAAAAATAAATAATATGAACCAGCCATTAGATAAAATTACTTGGATAGATAGGGAAAAATTAAAACCCAATAATTATAATCCAAACAAAGTAGCTCCCCCAGAATTAAAACTTCTAAAAATATCTATTATTGAAGATGGTTGGACACAACCAATTGTAGTAAATCCTGACTATACAATTGTTGATGGTTTTCATAGGTGGACAGTTTCTGGTCATAAAGAAATATGCGATCTAACGAACGGAAAAGTTCCTGTTGTTATGGTAGCCCCTAAAGACATTTCTCAACAGCAGATGGCAACGATAAGGCACAACAGAGCAAGAGGCACGCATAGTGTCTTAGCTATGAGTGATATAATAACTGATATGGTCAATGAAGGTGTTTCTGGAGAAGATATAATTAAAAGACTAGGAATGGAAAAAGAAGAAGTCGTAAGATTATTATTTAGGTCAGGTATACCTAAAAGTGATGTTTTTAAGGACTCTGATTTTAGTAAAGCGTGGCAACCAAAATGAACAAAACCGAACACCATAAAAAAGCAATCATAAATTCCTTAGAGAAATCATTAGGAGTAGTCACTACTGCTTGCAAAAAGGTAGGCATCGGAAGGACTACATTTTATGAATGGTTAAAAGAAGATGAGGAATTTGCTAATAATGTAAAAGACATTCAAGATATTGCCTTAGATTTCGCAGAAAGTCACCTTCACAAACAGATAGGAGCTGGCTCAACTGCTGCAACTATATTTTACTTAAAGACTAAAGGTAAGAATAGAGGCTATATTGAAAGACAAGAATTAGACCTTGGAACTGATAGTCACTTTAGAATTGAGGTAATAGATGAAGAAGTTAAAGACTAACATAGTATGGAGACATTTAGAAAGTTCTGATAAAAGAATTACTATTGAGCAAGGTGGTACTCGTTCAGGCAAAACATATAACATTCTTATTTGGATTATATTCGGTTATGTTCTGAAGAATAAAAACAAAACCATATCTATAGCTAGAAAAACATATCCAGCCTTGAGAACTTCTGCGATGAGGGATTTCATAGAGATATTAAGAAACTATGATTTATATGATGAAGAAGCTCATAATAAGTCTAGCGCAGAATATCGCCTTAAAGGAAACCTCATAGAGTTTATATCTTTAGACTCTCCGCAAAAGGTAAGAGGTCGCAAACGTGATCTTTTGTTTATTAACGAGGCAAATGAATTACATTGGGAAGATTGGCAGCAATTAATATTTAGAACAAAAGACAAAATAATTTTAGACTACAACCCATCAGACGAATATCATTGGATATATGAAAAGGTAAAAACAAGAGATGATGCTGATTTCTTTATAACAACTTATAAAAACAATCCATTTTTAGGCGAAGAAATAAAAAAAGAAATTCAAAGACTAAAAAACACAGATGAAAACTATTGGAACATATATGGTTTAGGTCAAATAGGTAAGTCTAAAAGTTTAATATTCAATTCAAATGTCGTTGAAGATATACCGCCAAATGCAAAATTTCTTTCAATGGGTATGGACTTTGGATACTCAAATGATCCCACAACTTTAATAGCAGTATATATTCAAGATATGACTCTTTATTTTAAAGAGCATTTGTATCGTAATGGTATGACAAATAGCGATATTGCAAAAGAACTTCTAAGATTAGGTATAGGAAGACGAGATGAAATATTTGCAGATAGTGCAGAGCCAAAAAGTATTGAAGAGATATATCGTTTTGGTTGGAATATAAAACCAGCTACAAAAGGAAAAGACTCTGTCAATATAGGTATTGATATGTTAAGAAGATATAAGCTCTGCATTACGAAACAAAGCATTAACACTATCAAGGAGTTTAGAAATTACAAATGGCAAGAGGATAAGAATGGGAATGTTTTAAATACTCCAGTCGATTTATATAATCATTCAATTGATGCTTTGCGCTATGCTACATACAACAAGTTGTCAAGACCTAACTATGGGAAATACAATATCCGTTAAAAGTTTTTAAGGTTTTTGTTGGTAATGTCAATTTATTGTCGTATGTTTGTAATAACAAAAACAAATACTAACCAAAACAAAGCAATTATGTTACAAGAAAACGACCTAGTAAGAATTAACAAAGACTTCGGAGGCGGTACAGGAATTATAACTGAAAGAATTGGAAATTTTATTATTGTAAACGAAGAAAGTTTTCACGAAAGTGATGTTGAACTTTTATGGTCTCATCCTTTGAATAAAAAACAGTAATATGAAAAAACCTAGAACCTTAGAAGATTACAAAGCATACGCCTTTGGGTTTTCGTTAATGATAGTTTTCGCTTTATTTCCATTTGCAGGGACAGCCTTGCTTAAATACCTTTTTAACTTATGATACATTTAGACAAATACAAACAGAATTTACACCTAGAAGGAAACAACGTATTTAGCTATAATACAAACGTAGCTACTATAGTAAATGACAAACTAATCGTATTGGGTTGGTGGTCAGTTACCACTTCTAAACATATCAATTATGTAGCAAGAGAATTAGACCTAGACATAATTAGGTCTTAATTTTTTTATCTTTGTAATATGAAAGACGCAGATGATTTATTATACAACAGTAACACCAAGATGATTCTTGAGTTATTAGACAAGTGGAGCAAAGCCAAACCAAACAACAGAGAACTTACAGCAGTAATTGAAGCCTTTTGGGAGATAACTACTTATGTTGCTAAATTGCGAGTAGAAGAACAAGATGGGAGAATGGCTGTATCAGATGCAAAATATATGACTAACTTAACCAAGTTAAAAATAAAAGAGATTCAAGAAATATTTAACACTTACAAAATATGAGCTATATAGACGAAGGAAATCCTTACCTAGTAGATTATGAAGGGGAATGTTCAGAATGCGGAACACGAATAGAACAAGAATGGGGTGTTTGCTCTAGTGCTTGTCAGGAAGCCTCTGACAGATGAGAAAGTCACCCGATTACTATATGGGTAAGTATATGAATATTGAAGCTAAGAACGTAGTATGGGACTTTCAAGATGACAACTACAACTTAGGAACTGCACTCACTTATATTATGAGAGCTGGTAAGAAACCTGACAATCCAATTACTCAAGATATAGCAAAAGCTATACATCATTTAGAAATGGAACTGGAAAACCAAATATATATTGAGAGTTTAAAAAATAGATAAGTTTAGTTGCTTTTGGTTAGGCGATTTGGGTGGGCAGAAATGTCCGCCCTTTTTTATTAAATTAGACTTTATAAAAACACACAAAAATTTACGTTATATATATATGAAGATTAAAGTCAACATACCAACATCACTAGGGGACATTAAGCTATCTCAATACAAGAAGTTTCTTAAAATACAAGAAAACAATGATGATGAGAATTTTCTTCAGGCTAAGATGATTGAGATATTTTGTGATATTCCTTTGAATAGTGTTATGCAATTAAAGTACAATGACACAAACGAAATAGGCTCTTTGCTAACAAAGATGTTTGATGGCAAACCAAAGTTAGTTGAAAGGTTTAAAATTAAAGATATTGAATATGGTTTTCACCCTTCTCTTGATGATTTATCTCTAGGAGAATATATTGACCTAGACACATATATAGGAGACTGGGATAATATGGAAAGAACGATGAATGTATTATACAGGCCAATTGAACACAAATTAAAAAACAAGTATTCTATTAAACAATATGAAGTAGAAGGGTACAAAGATGTTCTAGATATGCCAATGGATGCGGTTTTAAGTTCAATTTTTTTTTTGTGGAATTTAGGACTGGACTTGTCGCAAACTATGATGAGCTATTTGGAGAACAAACAGGAGTTAGACTTGACAGAGTTTCTAGCTTCGGAGATAAATGGGGATGGTATCAATCAATATATGGACTCGCTCAAGGCGATATTACAAGATTTGAACATATCACAAAATTAAATGTCCACCAATGCTTTATGATGTTATCATTTATGAAAGACAAAAACCAATTGGAAGCAGACCAAATTAAAAGCAAAATAAAATGAGCAATAATGATAATCAAGCAATAAGGGGGTTTTATCAATTAACGGAAACGATAAAGACTCAGTTGCTAAATGACATAAATGTAAACACAGTAACAACAGGAGAGCTTTCTCAGGTTAATCTCAACAAGCAAGACATCTTTCCAATGTGTCATATTATTATTAATAGTGTTACAGACGAAGAACAAGTGCTTAGATTCAATATTTCAGTTTTGGCTATGGATATGGTAGACCAATCAAAGGATGAGACATACGATAG